ACAGAAGATGGAGAAGTACAGGAATATACGAATGAGATCGGTGGAATATATGAAACTACGATGCCGAATGGTGTTTATTATCTAACTCCTCCACCATTAGGCGTAGATGTGAAATGGTGGACAGACTTCATCAAGGGTTGGATAGACAGAATCACGCATTTATCAGATGCATTGAGAGGATTTAACGAATTTGCTCGTGACAGTGGACGCAAGGTTCAGGAGCTTAGAATTGCAGCCAGCAACACATTTAAGCCGAAACTTGACGAACAGGTCGAGTTTTGCAATAAATTGTACAAGCACTGGACGTGGATAATTCAGAATTTAAGAAGCGATGTTATCTTGCAAAAGATAGAGGACGAAGATGGTAAAAGCAATTTTGAAGAATTTCAACCTTCGGATGGACGCAGTTATGTTTTAGGAGTTGATGTATCTGCATTGTCGATATTACCGAAGGACGTTCTTGCTAACCAGGAAATGGCAGTTGCTTTGTATGATCGTAGAGTCCCGATGCCAGATGGAACAGATAGGGGTCTCATTTCAGTTGAGCATCTACTTGATATATTCGGAGATGCAGGCTTTGAAGATGTTCAGCGTGCAAAAGACTATAACGCAAGAGAACAGCGCAAAGCTGATGTAATGATGCAGAAGAATCGTATTTATGAGCAGTTCCAGGAAGCAGCAGCAATGGTAGCGCAAATCGTTGAAGGCGGTGGAGAGAATACAGAAGAAGAAGATTCTGCTGTTTTATCGATGATCGAGATGGTTAGAACAGTACCAGAGCTTATGGCAACTAACGAATTTATGGCGTTGCCAGATAGAATTAAACTTGCTATTGTTGCAGCAGTAGCACAAATTGGTATGATAGACGAAGGAGAGGAAGATGAGAAAGGAATTAACATGGCATGATGAACTATTGATAGAAGACGTTTATAAATATTTAAACGATTCAGAACATAAGTATTTTAGTCTAACAGAGGTAAAAATTGCATTAGTTCACACAAGAGTATATAATGTAGCTCAAGTAAGGAGAGCAGGGGATTTGTTGAGATCGCTATTCCCTGAAAGGGGTTCAGATATTGGCAAAGGAGAGAAAGATGTTGAATGAACAAGAATTAGTTGATATTGTTAGTTATTTAGCAGAAGACCCGCAACGTGTCAACTACACAGAGATAGCCATTAAGAAAGTTTTGGCTTTAACCCAATATTTACAAGTTATAGCAACGTTAATGCTATTAAAGGCGGATTGTACTAAAGACATAGGTTTTATTCAAAACGTTATTAATAAGTGGACGGAAATGGAAAATTCTTATGCGGATAGGTTAAATGACCAATAAAGAGAAACTTGAATTAATAAACGAGTTCATACTCAACCAGATGAAGATCAAGCAAACTGGCAAGCTTATTATCGAACTTGATATGCAGTCAGGCGGAATTGCTACGATCAAAACGAATGCAAATGTAAACGGTAAATTATTCCCATGTCAATAGATAGAAAGTAAACAATGTTTTACGATTACGAATGCAAATCATGTGATAACAGGATAGAAATAAGACATAGACCAGCCGATGTACCAGAGTTTATTCACTGTAATAAATGCGGTAGTAAGATGAAAAGAATATTCGGTGGTCACCAAATAAACATGAAGATAGGAACAATGCAACATATCAATTACGATAGATTACCAGAGAATTTAAAAACAGGTGATACAACATTTTTAAAGAATCCACAATATAGTAGGTGAAAGATGAAATCGGAGAAGAAAATTGAACTTCCTCAAAATAGGATAGTTATTAAAGTAACCGAGGCGCCAGCAGGATCAGATCAGTTTATATGTGATACAGGCTTATCTAATCAGCAGACAGCGAACATCTTGTTTAAATTGGCGAGACAATATCAGAGCTATTCAGCTATTGAATCATATCAAAAGGAATTACAGAAAAAAGGCAGTATAATAAGTCCGCATACAGGACAATTTATCCCAAATTAAAAAAGTTCTTGACATTTAAAGATATTTATACTATCTTAAATAAGAAGTAGATAGGGTCGCTCCCGAAAAGCTGACTTAGCCAGCCTGCTACTTCTTTAACAGCTAAGAGAACTTAAGCTAAGGAGTTCAAAATGGAAGTACGTGAAATAATTATTAAATCGAATTATGCATTAGTGCCATTGACACAAGGCAAGTTCGCAATTATTGATTTGGATGATATTGACAAGGTAAAAGATTATAATTGGTTTTATCAAAAAGCTGGATTGTATGGGCGAGCAGGAAGATGGAGTGGCGGTAAATTAATATCCTTGCAAAAAGAATTGGGATTAGCCCGTAGAAGGAAAAAAAAACATGGTTTAGATTATAGAAAGAGTAATTTTATAATTCAATCAATAGAAATCGCTGATAATATAGCAAAAATAAAGTTAAATAATTTTATAGCAACTATTGACAAAGAAGATATAGATAAAGTTAAGGATATAAATTGGACTTTAAGTATTCGAGAAAATGGAATCTATTTTAAAAGTAGAGGGAAACCTTTACAAAATTATATTTTGAACTTTGAATCAAATAGAAAGAATGTTATTGATCATATAGATGGAAACCCACTAAACAATAGAAAAAACAATTTACGTATTTGCACTAATATACAAAATATACGCAATCAACGAAAAAGGCAAAAAGCAAGTTCAAAATACAAAGGTGTATCATTAGACAAAACAATCAAATTAAAGAAGTCTAAAAAATGGGTTGCTAAAATATCTGTCAATAAAAAAAGAATATGTTTAGGGATATTCAATTCTGAAATCGAAGCAGCCAAAGCTTATGATAAAGCTGCTATAAAATATTTTGGCAAGTTTGCATGTACAAATTTTTAATATTATTTGAAATAAACATATCGGCAAATTAAGTTTAATCCGTTAGGAATATAAATTTAAAGCCGTTTTGACACACTATTCTCCTTGTGTTGTCAGGACGGCTTTTTTTGTTTATGGAGAGAAAAATGGAAGAAAAGAAACCAAAGGTAAATACGCCATTGATGGGAAAAGAGATTACTCCCAGGGAAATATGGAAAACAATGTCGATCAAGAAGTATGCAGATACTTTTGTTGTGACAGAAGTATGTCAGGCTGGATTGCATACAATCGTTAGAACGGTAATACAACGAAACGGGGAAATAACAGGAACAGATACTTTGTTAGTTCCTAATTTCGGTATTAAAGAAACCAAAAATGCTGATAATGAAGATATTGTCGTATTTACGCGAGAGGTAAGGTAACATGCCAGAAGAAGAACGAAAACCTTATGAGCTTAGTTCAGCAACATTGACAAAGCTCAACATGAATAAAGACTTGACCGAAAAGGAAACACCTTCTGAAAAAGAGGTTACACCTTCGGAAGAAGTAGACGAACATGGGAATGAGATAAAATCATATTCTGATGCTGAGATAGGAATCAATATCGGTGATAACTTTCTTCAACCGAAAGAGGAGAAGGCTGATGAAAAGAAAGAGACCGATAAAGAAACTCCTACCGATGAAGCAAACTCTGAAAAAGAGCACTCAAGTAGTCAACCGTCAGAATCTGGTGAAGAATCCTCGAAAGAGCACCCAAGTAGCCAGGAACTATCAGATTTCCATAAGAGCGTAATTGAGAAAATAGCAGCATTTGAAGATGCTGAATCTCAGGATAAATTCCTGAAAGACCTTGAGAACTATGAAAAGTTTCATAAGACCAATACAGAAACACAGCAGAAACTATCAGGTGATAGAAGCGCACTTGAAGATTTTGCAAAGTCTATTGGAGCGGACAAATTCCAGGGTATTGTTCAAAAGATTCTCGATTTGGATGATTTGGATGATTTCAAGGTATCAAGCGATCAGTGGTATGATGACAAGGACGAAAATCCTGTCAGGGAGTTAATTGAATATCTTGAGTCCTATAACAAGCCAATTAAGGAAGAAGCTGGAAAAATATCGGCAACTGAAAAGGAACGAGAAGAATTAGCTCTTGAGAAAGAATTATTTGCTTTGCAGAAAATAGATGAGCGTTACCAGAAGCTTGAGAATATTCAAGCGTTAGGTGATATTGCTGATAAAATTAACAACAACGGCGGTGTTACGCTGGAAGTAGCTCACAAACTTTGGAAGGCTGATAATTTGGATACCAAGTTAAGTGAATTAGATGATCAGATTAAAGCTTTGAAAAAAGATAAATCCAAATTGTCTAAAGAACTCAAAGAAAGAAACGAAGAAATATCTAAATTAAAATCAACAGTACCAACACCAAATACAGGCGAAATATCCAGGATAGGAGCAGAATCGTTTGATTATTCGACTCCGAGTACTGGATTCGATGAGACAGAAGATCGTCTCCGTAGAAAATTAGGTGTTGAAAGTTATTGACACATTAAATTAAATCAATTGAATATTAATTTAAAGTCATGTGGAGAAGTGTATCTATATGACTTTTTTTATAGGAGTAAACAATGAGTAGAACAATAAGTGTCGTATTAAACGACTTAAACATAGCGACAAGAGACTTTATGATGGACGTCATTTCAGCAATTAACAATGACAACTATTTTTCGTCTCGGATGCTAAGAAAATCGAAACCGTTTACTGGTGGAGATAAAGCGGAAACTGATCTCCGTTATGAAAGAGAAAATGTCCAGACTATGACAGAGTATGGTGAGTATATTTTACAGCCAGTCGATATTTTAGATTTGGCTAAGTACAGCATCAAGCATGTTCATGGTGACATGGTAATCTCTCAGAAACGTTTAGAAGTACAAAACAGGGGCAAAGCTGCTGACATCTCTCTTGCTCGCACAAAGAGTGAGAATATGTCAGAAACAATGAAAAATGAATTCAGTGAGTTACTGTTCAAAGCAGTGGCAGACCTGGAAGATGAAGACCCCGATTCTCTGATTAAAATTGTCGGAACAACCAATAATACAGTTGGCGAAATTAATGCATCTACGGAAACACGGTTCGATTGGAATCCAACCGTGTATGATATTTCGAGTGCAACTCCAACATACACTAATTTAGTGGACGCAACAAATACTTATTATTTTGAAAAGTATTTGAGAATGTTGGTTGGTCCCTTAACCATCGGAAATGATAAGCCTACTATCGGCTTGACAACTCAGGCTGTATGGGATGCTTATGAGGAAATTCTCACCACTGCGAAAAGATTCAATGATTCAACAATGGAAGTTGATGGCGGATTTAACGTTTTGAAGTTCAGAGGAATGAAAATCGCTGTTGATTCTCACGTTCCTGGTGGAAAGATGAATTCAGATGTTTCCGATAATACAGCGTATTTCATGGCTATTAACGAAAAGTACATTGGTTATACACATTCACCCAATGTCAACTTTAAGTGGACTCCCTGGAAAAAGTTGGAGCGTCAACCAGTTTACGCCAGTCTGTTAGATTGGTTTGGCTGTGTTTGGTGTTCACGCAGAGATCGTCATGGAGCGATTTACGGACTACCATGTGACAGCCAAGTTTACACTTAATAGATAGATAATTGAAATTTTAACTCTCATTTAGGAGAAAAATATGTTTGGATTAGGAAAATCAACAGATTTTAGTCGTGCTGGGATCGGATTTAATATAGGTAATGACGGTTTTGGCATTACGGCTTATAACGATACTGGCGCCAAATTGGCACTTGGCGATGTAGTCGCATTACAATGCACAGGTACATCAGGACAAGAATGGAAGGCAATTATACCAGTAACTAATACAATAGCTGGTTATCTTGGTGTAGTTTGTGATCTAAGGGGCATTGAAAGTGCTGCTATTGGCAAAGTTCAAATTTATGGTAAATGCCAAGCACGTACATTAGGACATGCTTCGCTTGCAGTTAACAGTTACTTGGAAGTAATGAACCGCATTGCGTTTGACGGAACAGCTACTACTCTTGAATTTGTTCCTGGTTCTGGAACTACCAGGGATACTATTGAAGATAGTGATTCTGGTTTCGTTGACGATGGTTTTTTGGCAGGAATGCGGATTGCTGTTACTGGATCAACTACGGCAGCTAATGATGGTTCTTATGAGATTTATTCCGTTGCTGCTGGTGTATTGACATTAACAGGAATTGGTGAGCTTGATACTAACGAAGATGGTTCTGCTGCATCTGCAATATTAACTCATGGTTATTTGGAATATACTGGTGCATCAGACGCAGCAGAAACTTTTGCTGTATCACGAGAAGCTTATACAACAACAACCGCTGCTGCATTAAAGTGGGTGCAGTTGCAGGGTGTTCCGAAAGTTGTTGCAGCAAGTTAGTTCTTTCTCTCCGATGGCGGGAAGGACTTTAACAAACTCCTTTATCCTTCCCGTCTTAATTTTAAATAATGAGGTACAAAAAATGAAGAAATATTTTTTATTTATCATTCTTTGCTTTTCACTTTTGTTCGTTAATGTTTACGCGCAGAGAGTGTCACCGCAATTGATTGGTAGATATGTCAACTATATGCGTAATGCAAATTTAACACAATCCGACTTTTCAGGAATGGGATTACCAAAGATTGCAGGCACATGGTATTATGTGGATGCCCATGATGGCAACAACTCTTATGATGGAAAAACAATTGCGACAGCGTTTGCTGATATTGCAACAGCCTATGCAGCGTGTACATCAGGTCGTGGTGATGGGATTGTACTATTATCTCGGACTATTTCTGGAACAAGCTATTCTTTCAATTTAACAACAAGATTGGCATGGGCGAAGTATGGAATTACCATGATCGGTGTTGCTTCTCCCAATGTTTATTTTGGAAGGGCAAGGGTGACTCACTCAAGCTCATGTGACTCATTAGCATCGCTTATGTTATTAAGTGGGTGGAATAATACATTTATTAATATACATTTTTCTAATAATCCAGAAAATGATGGTGACCCTGTTTCTGCCACAGCCCAGGTAAGTGCGGTGCAATTAGCAGGAAACAGAAATACTTTTATTGGGTGTCACTTTTATTGTGCTGCCCAATCAGCAAATGCGTATAAATCCGATTTGGAAATAAGAGCGAGTGGAAACGAAACTCGATTTATTGATTGTTTTTTCGGATCATCTTCTTATGATGCTGGCAATAATGCTGCATGTTGGATTTATATCAATGGCGCAGCAGCGCAACAGTTTTTTGATAATTGCACATTTTTACAGCAAGTAAGTTCAGGAACGGCATTTGGAGCGGTTGAATGCGGTGGAGCAACTTATTTGAATGGTGTGCAAATTTACAAAGATTGTACTTTTGCATGTTGGCGAGCTAATACTTCGTGTCATCAGTTATTAGCATCGTGGTTTATCGGCACGAAACCCAACACAGGAGCGATGTGTTTGCAAAATTGTTTAGTGGTTGGATTTACTGCCCTTGATGCGACAGGTGGAAATGACAGGGTATTTACTAATCAAGGAGCATCGAATGCTGCCGGCGGAATTGGCGTTACTCCATAGGTGAAGAATGGCTACTTTCTCTACATTAGCAAATCGAGTCAGGGCAATTGTTGATTTGTCTGGCTTCAATATGCCAGTGAATATTTCGTTACTTCTCCAGGAAGCAGAAAACGAATTTATCAGGAAAACGTTCTGTACGGAAGAAATACGAGAGATTCAAAGCGAGGCATCAACTGTTACTTTTGATGGGACTGAAACAGATATTACTTTTGTTCCAGGATCAGGCAATACGAAGGATACCATAACAGATGATAGCGATGGCTTTACCGATGATGGATTTGAAGCTGGAAAAGAGATTGTTGTGGCTGATAGTACCAGCAATGACGGAACGTATACTATCTCATCCGTTGCTGATGGAACGCTTACGCTTGTTTCCATAGGCAGACTAACGAGTGAAAGTGGCGTATCGGGAATGACAATATCTCAAAACCAAGTGCCGTATATATTTGCTTTACCAAGTGACTTTGTGAAAGAGTTTCGAGTAAGTTATCGGGGAATACAACTCGAACCGCTCAGTATGCAAACCACTGGTGAAATAACTAAAAGTACAGGTACTATTCAAACAGGAACACCTTATTATTATTGGATAGAAGGTTCTTATATTCACATAACTCCTAAACCGTTACAATCAGGTCTCTTGAAGTTGTGGTACTGTAAGTATAATACGGACAGTACCTCAACTTCCCCTATTATACCAACTATTGAACATTACTATCTACCAGATTGGGTCATTGGTACGATTTACGAATTAGACAAAAACTCACAAATGGCAGATAGGTTTTTATCGAAGTTTTATTCTAATTGTGAATCAAGGAAAGTAATGTATGCTTCTCGCAGATTCAAACAAAGAAGAATAGCCGATGTAGTTGGTGGAGAAGGAAAGAGAACTGGAATAGAAAATTGGATTAATATAGTAGAGGAGGCGTAAAATGCCTATTACACAACATAACGCAAAATTCAAACAGATTCAGGATTCTCAGGCAAATCTTGCAAAAGAAGTTGATGAGCTTGAGAAAGAAGTAAACTTACTTCGCAAGGATGTTAAAAAACTTTTAGAGGTTGCAAAGAAAATTCTTGCGGAAATGAACCAGAAACAAAGACCAATTGCAAAGAAAGGCAAATAATGAAACGGTTTGTATTTCTGTTCATGTTGCTTTTTTACAACACTCTTTTTGCTCAGGATTGGATCGGATATGTTGAAAGAAGTAAAAATGTTTATCTAAACCAGGAAATAATAAAGTATTTCCATGATAATATTGAAGATATTGAAAGTTGGCAAGGTAAGCATAAAGTAACATTGGCTTATAGTAAAATATTTCGTCCAGGTGATCCAATTACTTTCATCGATGGCTATCCTTATCAATACTCAATTACAGAAGATTTCAAAACGGTTAACGTTAAATCATTGGAATGTTCGATAATTGAATTTGATTTTAAAAAAGAAGAATGGAAAATCACCAAAGAAAAAGATGATACCAAAGATGATAGAAAAGCAAAGAATGAAGAAAAACTCAAGAAAAAAATAAAGGAAAAACATGAAAAGCTTAAAAAGTCTAAAAAGCCTACTGTTACTCCTGGCATTATTAAGTTTCTCAGAAAAATCTTTTAGTCAGTATTCCAACATTATTGACTATGGTCCCATCCATGCAAAACAGTTGACAAAAACTGTTTTGGTTACATCGGGTGTACAATCGGCTATTGATAAAGATTCGATATTTGTTCAATTTATTGACAGGTTTAACTTCAATAAAACATGGGTAATAGATACACTGGCAGCGGGTGAGACACTCGTAGCTGCTGGATTCGATACGATTCGCAGTGGCATGTGGTCTGGTTATGGTGAAATTGATATTAAATTCACTAACGTAGATTTGGCAGCGGATAGTCTACAAATTATATGCTATTCAGTAAACAATCACGGTGAAATCAATACGAATGACTATGTGTATCTTGATTTTACGACACCACCGAGTTACACGACCAGTGCGAATAATCTTGACTGGACAGATGCAACTACTTATCGAGCATCAATTACAGGAGCTTTTGGGTATGGCACGGCTGGATTATTATTTATTGTGAATGGATGGGACGCGACATCTTCACATGAAGGATTACTACGTTTTGACATTTATCTGAAATAGGAGATCATCATGGCAACTTTAGCATCGCAGTTTGCAGATGGTCAGACAGCACAGACATTCCGGGAAAATCTTATAGATAGATTGACTGAATTATATACCGTCGGTTTTATTGCTGAAAAGCAATCATTTTCTGATGGTAGTCCCGGTACTGGTGATCCTGCTGCGCTTGATACAAATACACATACTTTAACAGGCTCTTATACAAATACACCGCATGTTATCTTAATTCCGAAATCTGATTGGCATTGTTATATAAGTTCAGTCAATACAACCACTGTTGTGGTCGGAATAGGAGCTTATGGCTCAGGGACAACGGTAGACTATGATATTCTTGTTATCAGTACGGATATTCCATCGTGAAAGAAATAAAACAAATAAAAGGTTTATTTACAAATGCCGATCAGTCTGATATAGCAGATGAATTTGTAACGGAACTTGAAAATTTCAAACCACTTCATGGAAAAATCACCAAGACATTCGGAGTTGGTGATTTTTTTGGTTTAGATGTACTGGATATTATCTCAACTGGTAATTGGGTAGATACTGGTAATGTATGGGATGATGGACAATATTGGTTAGATGCTGGTGGAGCTACACTCGATAAGGCACTGGATGAATCTATTATTAACCTGGTGACGTTCTTTAATCCAAATGCAGAAGCAGGTTCAGGCTATGGCTCAGGTGATGGTTACGTACTTATCGCATTGGCTATCTCAAGTACCACAGGTGTAGTTACGTTTTATTACTGGAATGGTATTGATTGGGAGAATGTTACGGGTCTCATAAAAAACACAAGTTCAGTTGAGACGTTTTACCATATTTACGGCAAAAACCCAGTAATTCAGGAAAATGGCATTATTCGATTTTTGCCAGGCGGCGAGAAATATGCTGGAAGCGGAAGTGCTATACACCAGCCAAACGCTGCATGGTTAGGTTGGATTGAAAGAGAGTTCTTTGACGGATTGTATTCTGCTGATGATAGTGATTATGTTCCTGGATTATATATGTATGAAGCGCATCCAGAGAGACCAGATATTTCAAGCAGTGGATTGAATGCGACAGTGACAGTTGAGGCAGGCGGAACATGGCAGGCTACCGATGCAAGTAGATTCTATAAAATTGCTTACAAGTATGATGGAATCAATTTAAGTCTATTATCAGAAGAAATTAAGGTCACATTTACAAATGATACATATCTTAAAATTGTAATGACTATTGATACTTTAACTTTCATAAAAAGAATCACAAGTATTGAAGTTTATAGAAGTGAGACAGGAAATATTGAGGATGTGATCGATGAAATAGACGGCTCTTATGAATTAATTCATTCGATAGATTTGATTCGTGATTTAGATAATATCGATGTAATAAGTGGTGAATCGGGGCTCTGTGGGATAAGAAAAATTTATATACCAGACATTGCCAGCGCAACAGAACATGGTTATCCTACACCAAATTTTAATGATTGGCAAATTATCATTGATGGAGATACGTATGGAATAAATGCACCTACTGATCCATACAGTTTAACCCAGACTATCTATACCGCTTTATCTGATATGTCAGATGATTATTGGGGTGTTAGTTGGGAAATTTACGTTAGAACTGGCGGCGGTTATCAGAAAGTATGGAGCGGAACTGCTGCTTATGCTGGCGAACAATTAATGATAATGGATGAAGAAAATAGCTATGCAACAGGGGTATTAGCTGGATCGTTATTAATTGTAAAAGATACCACTTATATTACAAAAGTTGTCGATACGAATCATTTAAGAGCTATTAAGGTTGCTACTGCATTTTCTTCTAACTTTGGAACAGAGGACTGGCAATTACTCACAATGGCTAACGGTCTTTATTATTTTGAGGAAGATGGAACAGATATAAATATTTACTTCTTTGATACAAAGATCACGGAAGGTACAGCATATCCATTATTAAATTCACCATCAATAAAAGTTAATGCGGAACAAGCACTTTATCATTTGAATAGACTCTGGCAATTTGGAAGGTTGGTTCTTGATCCAGGTGGAGAAAATAAGGAACATGATGATTGGTTAACTTATTCAGAAATTAATCAACCAGATGTCAATCCAGTTTCAAACGTAAAAAGAATAGCAGACTTAACAGGTGGAGAGGGAACTGGTATAGCAACAACATTCGGATCGGTATTATTATTAAAGCAAAATTCAATTCACAAAATGCTGATCGATGATATAACCGATCCCACAACGTGGAAATTGCTGGATAGCACTTTTAAAAGAGGATGCATAGCAAAGAAAGGATACATTCAGATAGGTCACGTTGTTTACTTTTGTGCATCAGACGGTATTTATAAGCTTGACGTTAATTTTCAAGCTGCTGTTGATGAGACTCCACTTATTCACAACAGGATAAGTGAACCAATTAATAACATTTATTTGGCATTAAATAATATTAGCCAAAAACCATATATTACATGCGGTTACGACAAGATTGAGACTGAAATAATATTCAGGCTTACATCTTCACAGATTTATGCTTATAATATCACAACTGATACATGGAGAACAATTGATTCGACAAAGACATTTGATATATTTGCAGAAGATCAGAATGGTAACCTTATTATTTTTAATGAATCAGATGACAAACTTTATTCAATCGCAGAATCAGAAGCGGTTGGGTGCAAGATAGTTACAAAAGTGTGGGACATAGCAAAGGACAATGGAAACAGAAAAGCAATTGTTCGGCACGTGGTTATTAAATATAAATCAGCAACACAATTGACAGTAAAACTTTATTGTGACGATGATTCAACCGCTAAAGTAACCAAAACTTTAGCGGTATCATCGGTCATTATTGAAAAGCGATTAACAGTAAGATATTATTGTAAAACATTTAAAGTAGAAATTTCAGATTCAGCAACATCCACAACTGATACTGAAATTTATAATATTCAAATTGATTAGGGAGATATATTATGGCGGCAGGAGATATAACCGATGCTCTGGTCGATGAACTTGGTATTCGGTTAGAAGATGCAAGTGAATCCAACTTCACGGAAACTACAAAACTATTAGCGTTAAATCGAGGACAAATTCAATGTTGTCACTTTTTGCATAGTGCTTATTTAACTGAATTGGAAGCAGTTGAAACTGATCTGGATATTTCTGGTGGAAGCTATTCAATAAGTTCTCTTGATTCGAGCAATGGTGCATTAAAAGGCGGTGAAGGAATAATTGCGGTTGCTTTTGACCTTGATGATGCAGGTTCTTATACTTTTGCAACGCAGGTTGATCTGAAAAATATAAAAAGAACTGAAAATACTTATTTAGCAGACAGTCTCACCAACTTTTTGTATTACATACATGGCAATACGATTTATTGTTTGTGGGGTGGCGATACTAAAGCATCGGCTGATGGTCAGATATTCTATCTATCAATACCAGCAACTATGACAACAGATGTCGATCCTGAAATAAATTCTGGATTACACGAGATAATGCTTCTTTTTGCAGAGGCTATTTGTTGGGCGATGGATGGACAAATAGATCGCAGGACTAAGGCTATGGAATCTGCTCTTGCTCAGGTCGAAGTACTGAACAAGAAGTACACCCCAGCCGACAACATAGGAACAAAGGGACGAATTAGAGTTGAATAATGGCTGATTTTGTACTATTCTATTGTACTAAACTTTCTGGTGTACCTATATATGGATGTTATTTAAATGATGATTTAACATTCACAGAAATAGGTGTTGGTCAAACATACGAATATTATACCGCATACGATACGACCACAGGGATAGTTTATGTATGTAGAACAGATACGAATCAATTACTAGGAATCACAGCCAGTACAAGAAATGTTGCTTATACATACAATATTCCATCTGGCAATTATAAACCGATGTTTTGTGATGCTGATGGAAAAGTATGGTGTATTGCGAGCACGGCAAGTAACAAGGTTTATATTTTTGACGCGGATTTGGGAAGTGTAAATACCTATACTTTAAAAACAGGTAATCCGCTTGGTGGAAAGATAGATTATATTACTGCCACGTTTGATAGTAATTATGTTTACATGATGTATGATCATGCAAGTGGAAAATTGGCAAAATATGATGTAAACAATATCGATGGAGGTGAAGCGGAATGGTCAATTGATGTGATTAGTCCTAAGTGCATATTCTGTGATAGTGACAATCATGTATATGTATTAACACTTAATTCACTGACTAAATATGACGAATCAGACGGATCACAACTTTGGACAACAGCTAATGCTGGTGGTTATTTCGGTTTTTACAGTGTAGATACAAATAGAATTTATGTTCCTGACATAACGGACACTATGTTTAGAGAATATACAGAAGGAGGTAATGCGGATGGATATGCTGATAATGATTACATATTCAGTACAGCACCACCACATTGTATAGGCGGAAATACGACTTTTATCTATGCGATATTGGGAATGAACGGAGCAGGATCAAACTATCAAATTTGGAAATACAATCACGAAGACTGGGATTCACCTGAAACAGAGCAAGCTAATAAATATTGGTTTCTGTATAATTATCGCTTTTCAGGTGATCCTTTAGGTTATTTGAATTGGATATTACGTTCATATCCAGAAGCAGAATTTTCGGGTACTCCACGTTCAGGATATTCACCATTAACGGTACAATTCACAGATTCATCCAATGGGAATATAGCTACATGGTTATGGGACTTCGGAGATGGAGAAACGTCAAACGAACAAAATCCAGAACATATCTATTCTTCGCCAGGTGTTTACGATGTTTCATTAACAGTCACCACAGATGAAGAATGGGAGGACACAGAAACAAAAACCGAATATATCAGGGTAACTCTTGAAGATGTTGCAACTAGATTAGATGAATTGGCAGTTAGATTAGAAGACCCACAGAATGAACATTTTACAGAGGAAATGAAACTTGAAGCATATAATAAAGCTCAAGTAAGAATAGTTAATCATTTAAAACCAGAATATTTACCAAATTTACAATTAATAGAAAATGACATTGATATATCAAGCGAGGAATACAGTTTAAGTTCTTTTTCAGAAAGCGTCATTAATGGTAGAGAGGGAATATTTAGTGTAAAAGTTACTATCAGCAGTACAGATTATTGGGCTTATGAAATAGATATTGATAATTTAAAAAGACTCGATAATCCGTATTTTCTTCCAGATGGAACTATTTTCTTTTATGTTGACGCTGGAAAACTATATTTTAGAACGAGCACTGATTTGTCATTAACAGGAGCAACGGCAGATGTTTACATGATGAAAGTTCCAGATGATATGACAGATTATGTTACAACGGAACTGACAGATGATTTGAGAGAAGTATTGGTTTGTTGCGCTGAATTTTATTGCTGGCAAATGGACAATAAACTTGACAGGATGCAAACAATAAAGAACTTAGCTATGTTACAACTTGATTTATTAAATTATAAATTTACAGAATCACCAGAAGTTATCATAACAGGAGATCAAGACAATGCCAATTGATCCATTTACAGGAACGGCTATTGCCCAGGGAGTGGGAACTGGAATAAATACTCTTTATCGAATTTTCAATAGACCAAAGTCATTTGAAGATACAGCTTACGGTAGACGTTTGAAACGTTTGTCGGAAGTTGGTATGTATTCTCCTTCTGTTACAAGCAGTATATTAGGCAGGGTTGGTAAAGAAACTGCTACGGCAGGGCAGCAAGCTAAAACAGCATATAAAGGACGATTAATCAGTTCGGGCTTTGAGGGTTCGATTGCAGGTGAGAGAGGACTTGCAGAAATAGACACGTCCAGGATGAGGACTATCGGAGAAAAGGCATCAGAAATAGAAGAAGCAAATGCACTCTCTAAAGAAAAGTATAAAACTGAATACGCTCAGGCAAAGGATAGATATAGAGAGGGACTAAGAGGTTACGACCAGGGAACGGTAACAGGATTTATCGAAGGCGCTGGAAATGTTGCAGGGACACTATTAAAAGGTCAGCAATATAAAGAGGAAATGGGATTAAAAGATCGTCAACTCGGTATCAGAGAAGGAGAGGTCGATAATCGTGGTAAATACTATGATTATCTAAACAGAAAGCTTGATGAAGGTGGAATGCCAGATGTTACTAAAACAAATGCGGGTGATATTAATCAATGGATATTCAATGCTAAAACAGAGGAAGAAATAGCTACAAGAAAAGAACTGATTAAAAATGCATTGAAAAAGGCTGGTATATACGAACAATATCTTGAAGCTATGGGGCTATTATAATGAATGAGCCAAAAAAGAAAAAACGAACAGAACAGGAATTAGATGCTCTATTTGACAAAGCGATTCAAGTACCGAGTTTCACAAAACCAGCAAATCTATCCGATTGGGAAACTGCTTACCAGAATGTATATGGTGGTAAAGGCACGGCAGCCGATTCGATAAAACTTGGTTTAAAAATGTCTCCATATCAACAGGCTCAAGATGCAAGAAGCAAGGCAAAGTTTAATATTGACTACCAAACAAAATTACTAAACTTACGAGAGAAACAAAAAGAAGCTGGTGTTGGATTAGAAGATATATCAAAGAAACGGAGTGAGTTTTTTAAGAAAATAGGAGAAAGTCAAAATATTTTAAATAAAACAGTTAAATCCACCAAAATAGACGAAGAAGGCGTTGAGTACGATACCGAAAAACCAGCATATCCATACCAAGCGAGACAGCAGGCTAAAAAAACTGTATCAGCTTATAGTGATTCGCTTAGAACTCTTAATTTGGTAGAGAAGCTAAGAGGACAAGGCATTCAAGCTAATATGTCAGATGTCGTATCGTTTTTCAAAAAAGCAGAGAAACCAATTGATGCGATGACACAGGAAATGATTAAAAGGGGATTCACAAAAGAACAAGCTCTTGTTTTTAAAAATACCGCTATGGAGATAGTAAAAGAAGGTAATTCACCAGAAACAGCCATGAAACGTGCAGCCGAACATATCAATATCATGTTTGGTGGAGATATTTTCAACAGGGAATAATATGCCACGAGAAGAAATAGTAAATCAGATAAGTAGCTTATTTTCAGGCAAGCAAGTAACTTATGATGATTTGTTCAAGAAAAAAGAGCAACCAGTTTCTGGTGAGCAGCTTACGTATGATGAGCTATTTGGTCAGCCAGCGAAACCGCTTCAACCTACCACTGAAGAAGTACGTCCTATCGAATCAAGAGAATCAATTGTAAATAAGTTATTGAAAAACATAGATTATGCATTTGTACCTGAAACAGCAAAGCAAGCGACAACAGAAGTACCTGAGTTTCAGACTGAGTTAGAAGAAATTGCTATAAAACAACCTGAGCTATTTGATACTTATTCTAAACTTAGAAAAGATGGTTTGTCTCACGAGGCATCGTTACGAGTAGCTCGATATAAATTTTCTCCTGAGCAAAAACCAAAGAGTTTTTTGGAGAAGATGTCAGCAAGATTTCAAAGAGGTACAGTAGGAATGGAGATGGATCAATTAATGTATGATGCATCTTTGGGAGGGCGACCTTATGAAGAAGTCAAAGCGATAAAGGATGAATACGAAAGAATTGTTCAGGAAAATCCAATTGAGGGCAAAAATTTCTTAGAAAATACATTATTGCAAACGGCTGAAATTGCGGGACCAATGGCAGAGGGAATTAGGCAAGGGTTGCAATATGGAACAGCAGCAGGCGCAGCAGCTATTGTGGCTGGACAGGCGGGACCGCAAGCATTAATACCAGAAGAAATCATAACTGCACCAGCAGCTTTCACAGCAGGTCAAACAGCAGGCGCAGGAATGGCATGGTACAAGCAAGGAACTGGCGCAATGTTTGATGCGCTTATGGAATCTGGTGTTGATCGCGATATAGCAACACCCATTGCTCATATTGCAGGTATCCCTTATGCTATCATAGAGTTTTTTCAAGTTGGTAAAATTGCAAGTCCAATTGTCAAAAAAGTACTTGGTAAAGAGACAAGCACGATTGTAGCAAATACACTTCCCAAAGTGATAACTAAATTAGTAGCAAGATTTGGTGGTCAGGTGTTACAAGAGACTGGTGAGGAGATAGCACAAGAGGCAGTCCAAATAGCATCAGATGAAATTGGAAAGGAATTGAGTAATCGTTTAAGAGACACAGATATTCCACATACAGAAATAAATGAACTGGTAGGTCGCTTGACTCAAACAGGTAAGGAATCAGCAGCGCCATTAGCAACTTTATTGCTTCCTGGACATGCAACAACGTTGGTATCATCTGCATCTGGCGTAAAGAAAGTTAGTAACGATGTGAAAAAGATAGCAATGGGAACTGGTTTAAATGATAAAGAAGCAAGTGAAGTTGCTAAGAAAGTTATTATAGATATTACAAAGGGAGAAAATTTTCAACAGTCTATTGCAAGACATATCCAAGAAATTAAAGTCGAAAAACCGGTTGAAAAAGAAACTCCAGCGAAACCAGAGAAAATAGAAATATCAAATTTTGAACAATACAAAGAAGCTGAATTAGATCGTCTTACAGATGAAGCAGAAAAGAAAAAGTTAGAAGAAAATCCAAAGCAATATCTTGAAGAACAAATATCAACTCTCGAAGGATTAATAAAAGAAGAACCAGACCTTGAAAAAATTTACAAACCTGAATTAGACAATCTAAATGACTTTTTACAGGAGATAGAAGATGCCAGCGCAGTACGAAGCGATCAAGAGGTCGTTACTGAAGAAGGGATACAACCTAAAGAGAGCAAAGACATCAGCAGCGAAGATATACAACAGCCAGCACCCGAACAACCCAGTGTACCCGGGGTACGACAAGAAGAAAAGGAGATCGTACCGCCAGAGGTTGAGCGAGTACCGACAGAGATAGAAAAGAAACCATTGGAACGTAAGTTCTATGAAGAATTACAAGCAGCGTCTACCATTGAAGAAGTAGCAAAAATATCAACTGAATTTTCTAAAGCTGATGATTCTGGTGAATATGAAATTTCTGGTAAGTATAGAAATGATTTCACTAATTTGTTGGAAAAGAAAAACAAGGAACTACAAGCGAAAGTAGTTGAAGAAAAGCCAGTAGTTGAAAAGGAAATAGAAAAAAACAAATACCTCAAACAAGCAAAGGAACAACCTGAAAAAATACCTGAAATCGTCAAGGAATTAGAAACTGAACGAGAAAAACTTACAGAAGATGTTCCCAATGAAGTTAAAATGTCAAAAAATGAATATTTGGAACATTTAAAGACTTCAAAAGAAGATGCTGGTGTACTATATGAAAAAACAATAGATGTAAAAGGCGAGAAAGTCAGGGCTTCCAAAGATGCAGGAAAAGCACTGCGAGACGTAACGCAGAAACAGGATACTTATAAAAAATTCATAGATTGTTTAAGAGGGAAGCAATGAGCTTAAAAAATTTAGAACTTGAAGGTTGGTCGATTAATAAAGAAGATTTAAATACTTTGTCTTTCAAGCAAAATAGTCAACTTATTGAGAAAGCTATTCAGTCTTTAGATGCGAGTTTATTGACTAATCATCAACTTAAAAATATTTCTGAGGAAGCAATCAAGGAGAATAATAAAATTTTGATGGAGTTATCTCGTCAATTTCAAGAAATATTGATGAGGCTCTCAAATCGAAAAGAAGAAAAAGCTAAAAGTTGGAAGTTTAAAATTGCACGTGATAAAAATGCGTTGATTTCTGAAATAACTGCAAAGGCGGATTAAATGTATACAGCAGTAATTGACAAAGTAAGTGACCTATCATCTGGTGGACAGTATGAAGTAGTCTTTACTGTTTACAATGATGATAAAAGTAACAGTTGGCAAGAAACGGTTAGCCTTGGTCAAACTGAATATCCAGATGTAGATAGTGTTAAAGTCTATATTAGAAAGCGAATCAGTTTCTATGAGAACGCCAACTCTTTGATAGCCAATTTAAAGAAAGAGGTCGGGGTGGAGATTAAACCAAATATAACACCAGGTAGGGTAAAACCATAATGGCAGCAATAAGTTCAAATGGTACAGGTGGCGGTGATTGGTCAGCAGGAGCAAGCTGGGCAGGTGGAACAGCACCTGGCGACGGAGACCACGCCACTATTTTAGCAGGCGACACCATTTCAATTGATGGTGATATTACGGTTGGCAATGATGATGCAACACCCGCCATTGATATATCTGGTATTTTAGAACGAGCAAGTTCAGCTAACGACTGGACATTGACCTGTAAAGGTGACATCTCGGTTAATAATGGCGGTGAGTTTAATATTGATATGAGTGATGATGCGAGTAACTGGCAAAAGGTAGTTATGAACTGTGCCACTACTGACGGCAAGTTTGGGATTATAGTTGATGACGGCGGGAAAATGGATTGGGATGGGGCAAGTAAATTATATGCTACTCAATTAAATGATGCGGATGCTGCGGCTTCAGATACTACGATTACAGTTGATGGCGATATTACTGGCTGGCAAGTCGATGATGAATTGGTGATCGAGGGTGATGTGGCTGGTCAAACAGAGAAGGTAGTAATTGCCAGTATTGCGAGTCAGGTAGTGACTATCGATGCGCCTGGTTTAGTAAGTCAACATGACGATGATAGGAAGGTTTGTAATATCACAAGAAATGTTATTTTCAAAAGTGATAATGCAAGTTATCGAACTTACATTGATAATAATTCATTAACACAAGCTAATTTTGATTTGAATTATGTTGAAATATATAGGTTGTACCAGGTTGGCACTACTCAAGCAGGGATTGATTTTGCAACTTCATGTAGGGGAAACATAACTTATTGTAGTATTTATAGTTGTTGGGCTACGGCACTTCGATTATATACAGCAGGCATTTGTAATATTACTCATAATATATTTTATTTAAGTCAAACAGGAATACAAACAAGAAGTTCAGTAAATCGAATTGTTATTACTGATAATTATATGTTTGACATTACAATGTTTGGTATATATTTATTTGACTATGTTTATGGACATATTTTCAATGATAATTATATATGTGATAGTGGAACGGCGATTTATATTAGATCGGCTGAATTTGCAGAATGTAAAAGAAATATATTAAGAACAAACACAAAAGATATTGATATAATGTCAAGTCGATTTAGTCGATTAATTTTTGAAGATGGAAGTGCAGAATCTTCAACTATGATAAATAATTATCAAAATTCATTAGTTGGAAGTTATTTTAGATTTAATAACCTAAACTCTAACAATGATGATAATAGGTCTTATGAAGTGTATGGCGTGGTTCGTTCTACTGGTGCTGGATTGGCAGACACCGAAGTTCGTACGGCTGGAAGCTTGGCTTTAAAAATGACGCCAAATGACACCGACAATGCTCTGGAATGGGAATTTACCGTTCCCTGTGTGACAGATCAGCCAATGGCGGTGACTGGTTATTTAAAGTCAACAGAGGATTGTTCTGGTGATACTGAGCCAACAATCGAAATATCTGGTTGTGGAATGACTGCCGATACCTATACTTGCGATACGGCAACAAATGAAGATAGTTATGAGCAATTTGTGGTGGCTGGAACACCAACAAGAGATGGATTGGCAACTGTTAAAGTTTCAGCTTATAAAAATGCTGGAAATGCACCTGACTTTTATTTAGATGATATTGTGGTGACTTCAACGGCGATTGATTTAGGTGCTTTGGATTATTGGTATAAAGGACTTCCTGCTCCGATTTTGTTAGCGACAGGAATTGGCGCAAATGATATATGGAAGGTTCAGGATAGTATTGATTTTGGCTCAGGTGCTATGGGTGAAAAGGTCAAAGATACTTATGATGATACTACTGCTATCTTAGCTGACACTGATACGATGGAAGCTGATTTAAAAACATATCTGGATGGGATCGAAGATAATATCCGAGGCGCAGATGATGATGATCTGAAAGATATTTCAGATGAGATTGCAGGTATTACAGTTGACAACGATGCAATAGCAACAGCAGTCCATGAGCGAGTTATTGAAGGCTCGTTGACATTGGAACAAATGCAAAGAATAATGTTGAGTATTTTGGCTGGGTTAGCAAATGGCGGAGGAACTTTAAATCTTGCATTTAGAGATTTGGCTGATAGTAAAAACAGAGTAGATATGACTGTTGATACCAATGGCAATAGGTCAGCCGTTACATTGGATGGAACTTAATGGAATGGTTAGAAAATAGCAATTTTCCGAAGTATGCCTATCCCTTACATACTTTTCCTAAATATGCGGTATTGGGAAATGAGATAGCGGTAACAATAGTTAGGCGTAAGCGTGTAACGACTTCCAAAGGTGGCGGAAATGTTGAGTTTTATCCAGAAGATAAACTTATTGCTATAAAATTAATTGAAGAAAGAGAGATATTAGAAATTATCACAATTCTACTAAAGGTTATTGAATGAGCTGGAAAGATTGTTTAAAAATATTGAGCTTGAAAGATAGGAATGAGTTTAAAAAGCTCCGTACTACAAAAGAGATGATTGCAGAAGCACAATCTCGTCTTGATGTTTTATCTCAAGAGCAAATAGATATTGAAAGCGTTATTGTTAAGCATTATAACAAGCTCAAACGAGGATATAAATATGATCCAGAAGTCAAGGCTAAGTTGAAAGAAATAGATACGACTATTGATGAATTGAGAAGAATTAGACCAGCAGTTGAAGTAGAGCAGCCGATTGAAGAAAAAGAAGTAGAGCCAGAGGTAAATCTCGAAGCAAAAGCAGAGGAGAAACAAGCAGAGCCTGCTGAGGAGGAGAAGGAAACACCAGAACAACGAATTACAAAAATAATTACTGAATCAAAAGAAAGTGGCAAAGTATTAAGAGATAAAATTCAAAGCGAACTTAATAAGGCAGGCAATGAATTACAACAAGAAGCTGGCAAAAAGATACGTGATTTAAAGCCAGTTGGTAAACAATCTGAAATGGGAGAAGTTTTCAAGGCTGCGCCTCCCAAAGGTAAAGTCTTTGTGAATATACTTGGTACGAATTACGCTTTCCCTGAAAACAAACAACCCACAAAAGAGCAAATTGATGATATAGAAGCCACTTTCAAAAAAGGTGAGGACTATCTAAAAAAGACCTTTGATTATAATTTTTCTATTATAGAGCCTAATCGTACAATAGGAAATAAAAAAGTATTAGAAAAAGGATTAAGTCTAAAAGATAAAGGTTTATTAGAAAAAGATGAAATTGAATTTGTAAATAAGTTAGAAAAATATTGGAATGAAAATCCAAATGCTGATTCAGGTATTGTAGATGAAAATGGGAATATAATTACATTAGAAGAAAGCAGAGAAAAACGAAAGCAACCAAAGAAGAAGCTGGAAAAGCCAAGCGAGAAAGTTCCAAAACGGAAGCCTAAAAAGGAGTTGAAAAAACCTGAACCAACTAAAGATAGATATTTAGGCAAGAACGAAAATGGGGACGAAATCTATTTAGACAAAAATGGTGTTCGATATATCCTAACTGGTGCTAACAAGAATATCAGAAGCTCTGAACCTGTTAGCGTGTTACCAACTGGTGAATATTCTCCGAGACATACGCCTCCACGTCAATTTAGAACAATGGAAGAACTGGCAAAAGAATCAGAGCCGAAGGAACTCAAAAAACCAGAGCAAAAAGCCGAGACAGAAAAGAAACTTGTAAAGCCAGAAGCAAAGAAAACTGATTTTGTCATATCTACTATTAATGAAGCACAGAACGGTATTGAACTTTCATTTAAAAGCAAACCGTCAGAGGAAATAAGGAATAGACTTAAAGCGCATAAATTTCGGTGGTCACCCAAGAAGAAAATATGGTATGCTACAAAAAATTCCAGTACACTAACATTTGCGGAAGAATTGAAAGATGAATTGAATGTGGCGCCAGAAGCTCCTATCGAAGATTTGACTCCTGTACAAGCAGAGATAGCAAAACGAGCCGAAGAATTAACTGAACCAGAGATCGAAGAAATACATAGAGATTTAAAACGGTTAGCTGGTGTTGATTATGACATGGCTACTGAAAGGAATGATGTAGGGTTCAATAAATTCGACACACAATTTGGCAACGAGTTAGCCAATAAAGAAAGACTAACTCCAAAGCAGGCAGCAGCAGCCGAGAAGATGCTTAGGAAGTATGCAAAGCAATTAGGTAAAAAATCAAAAAAGGAACTAAAAAAACCAGAGAAAGAAATTAAACCAGAAAAAGAACTCGCACCCTATTCATCTGAATATGGTGCAAACAACAAGATAGTAACCAGGGATAGAGCTAAAGAGCTTGAAGAAAAACTACGTCAGAAGTTGAATCAACTTAATGTTGGTGTTGATCCTGAATTATTTACAATAGGTACTGAATTAGCTGTATTTCACATAGAGGCAGGGGTACGTAAATTCACTGATTATGCGAGGACAATGGCGGAGCAATTCGGTGAAAAGATAGTTCCATTTCTGAAATCTTTCTATCTCGGTGCGAAAAATTATCCAGGCGTCAATTATCCTGGTATGAACTCGGAAGCTGAAATTGAGCAATTGGAAAAAGAAGGCTTCTTGAATGATATGGAACTGTATGCTGAAACTTATAAAGACAAAAAAGCGTTAAATATATCGAAGGAGGAACAAGATGGATTACGAACAAATAGCGACATCCCTGCTATCGGAAATGAGAAACAACTCAAAAGTGAAGGCGTTGAAACGACCTCAACTCAAACGTCTGATCAAGAGCGTATCTCAGACAGCGCAAGAGAGCGTGTGGATAGCTCTACAGCAAGCACAGAAAGACAAGAACCTACCGTATCAGAATCTACTGCAATTAACGAAAGCAGCCGAAGAAATAGCTCTGAAAGATATGGAAAACGAGATATACCAACTGTTCCAAGAAGAAACTTCAGACGAGGAGATTACGGAGAGACAAGTGGCTTAAAAGCAAAAGCAAGGGCTACTATTGACGCTATTAAGACGTGGAAAAAGATAGACAAAGAAGGTAGGCAAGCTACACCAGAGGAACAGGAAATACTTTCACAGTTTGCAGGAGCAGGTGGATTACTTTATTTATTCCCAGACCAAAACAATAAGATCAAAGAGGGATGGGAAGATGTTGCAACAGAACTTCAAGAAATACTTTCACAGCAAGAATATGATTCTCTGAAATCAACTCTCCCAAATGCACATTATACCTCACCATTGGTTGTAACCAAAGTATTTAACATTTTAGAGAAATTAGGCTTTAATGGTAAAGGAAAGATATTTGAGCCAGGTATGGGTGTTGGAAATTTCTTTTCATTAATGCCAGGAGAATGGAATGAAGCTGAATTGCATGGCGTTGAGATGGATATTGTCTCAGGGTCAATAGCAAGATTGCTTTATCCTCATGCCAATATAACAATCTCACCATTTCAGAAAATGGAAATACCTGATAATACCTACGATGTTATTGTCGGTAATGTACCATTCAGCAATAAAATAACTCCTTTTGATCCAGTTCATAACAAAGAGAAGTTCAGTCTCCATGATTACTTTATGAATAAGAGTATGAATATTCTCCGTCCAGGTGGATTAATGGCTGTTATCACATCAAGATACACAATGGATAAAATTGATCCAACGGTACGAAAGAAATTGTATGAATCTGGTGATTTGATAACGGCTATCAGACTTCCAAAGACTGCATTTCAAAAGACTGCTAATACGGAAGTGGTGACAGATATTTTAATATTTCGCAAGAGGATGCCAGGGGAAAATAAAGGTGATAGTATTTGGTTGGGAACAATTGATAAAGAATTAGTTAATTCGGAAGGTGGGTATGATTCCTCAAATATCAATGAATATTTTATAGGTAACAGCAAAAATTTATTTAGAAATGTAGCTGGAAATATTTCATTAACAGGAACTATGTATGCTAAAAATGAATTAACTGTTACACTTTCTAATCCGAGTTATTTAGAGAATGTACTCGATCAAATAATAAATGAACAAAAAATAAACGATAGTGATAAATACGTAGAAAGAGAACCAATTTCACCAACCGAAAGAGAATTTGAGGAACAAAAGTTTGAGAATGCTGAATTTGACAATTGGAATGATGTAAAGATTGGCGCATATACTGTCAGTAAAGATGGTAGATTGTTTATTAAACAGGAAGGTAATCTTCCAGTTGAAGTCACGATAAAAAAGAAAGGTTCAAAGTTAGGTGTTAATCAACAGGATTATGATCGTATAATTGGATTTGTTAGATTAAGAGATGCATGGCAGAAAGTTCTTACCACTCAGGCTAATTTAGAATCAACAGCAGTTAAAGAGCAGGCTCGTAGGGAACTCAATAGAATTTATGATTCTTATGTAAAAGAATTTGGATATTTCAATCATACATCGAAAACAGAGTATACCAGGAAGTCAGATGGAAAAGTTATTGTCACTCGAAGACAAAAAAATTTGAAACCATGTATGGCTGATCCAGATGTTTGGGGCGTTTCTTCTCTTGAGAGTTACGATGAGGATACAGGCGAATCAAAAAAGAATCAAATATTTGAACATGATGTAATCGGAGTAGAGCCACCAGCACAAATAGAAACTCCTTCAGATGCACTTATAGCTTCACTCAATGAAACAGGAAAAGTTGATTTTGATTATATGTCTGAACAATTGGGGATTGATGAAGATAAGATAATCGAGGAATTAAAAGGTCAGATATTTCTTAATCCTGTAAATGAAACTTTTGAAATAAAAGAAAAATATCTATCTGGCAATGTAAAACGTAAACTTGCAGAAGCAAAAGAAGCATACAAGAAAGATAAAAAGTATGCGGATAATGTAAAGGCATTGGAAGAAGTACAACCAGAAGATGTACCACCGACTCAGATAGCTGCTAATCTTGGTCAGCCCTGGATTCCAATAGAGGACATAGAAGCTTTCGTAAATCATATTGATGAAAATGCAAAGGCAACTATTACTTATACACCAAGAGAAGCAAAGTATCACGTTTCTATCTATGGAATGGACGAAACCATTGCAAAAAATACTTGGGGAACAAGCAAGAAATCATTTGCAAAGCTATTAGAAACGGCACTAAATAAAGGTTTACCCAAAATATTGGTTAAAACAACTAACGAACAAGGTGATGAAATAACTGTTGTTGATCAAGATGCGACTGCATTGGCACAAGATAAGATGTCGAGAACAAAAGAGCGTTTCTCCGAATGGTTGTGGGAAGATGATGATAGACAGATAAGGTTAGCAAGGCTGTATAACGACACATATAATACCAACGTAAGTCCTAAATATGATGGTACGTTTTTGACTTTCAAGGGAATGAAAGCAAAGGGTGGATGGTTTAAGGGATTGTATCCACATCAAAAAAATTCAGTATGGCGCCAATTGCAAGAAGGCAATACGCTATTTTCTCATGTAGTCGGAAGCGGTAAGACAATTACAATGATTACCGCTGGAATGGAAATGAAACGTTTGGGAATGATCAATAAACCTATGTACGTTATTCCGAATCACATGCTACGTCAGTTTAGTAATGAGTTTTTAGAACTTTATCCAACTGCAAAATTAATGGTTGCCGATGAAATAAACTTTAAGACATCTAAGCGAAAACTCTTTGTAAATAAAATTGCAAGTCAGGATATAGACGCTGTTATTATTACTCATAGCGGTTTTGGAAAAATACCAATTAGCGCCAGGACAGAAGAAAAATACGTAAGAGAAGAAATAGAAGCTTATGAAACACTGATTGTTGAGGCAAAGAGAGATAGAGACACAAATGCTACAAAAGATTTAGAAGCAAGAAAATTAAATCTTCAGGAGAGATTACGTAAGTTATCAGCAAGTATGAATAGAGATACAGGTATTGAGTTTGAGAAAACAGGTGTTGATTATATTTTCATAGATGAGGCACATGAATTTAAGAATCTTGAAACAAGATCAAAAATGGCTGCTTTGAATATAAAGAATCTCCCAACTCAAGGAGTAGCTAAAGCGTGGGATTTGTTTGTAAAGTCTCGTTATTTGGCGGAGCGTAATCCCAAGCGATTTATGACATTTGCAACTGGTACTCCTGTATCGAATAGCATGGTAGAACTTTATAATCTTATGCGATACTTACAGCCCTGGAAGCTGCAAGAGTTAGGTATGGAACACTTTGACGCATGGGCATCGAGTTTCTGTGATGTGGTAAGTCAAATCGAAATCGATCCCACTGGTTCAGGGTTTAGAATGGATAGTCGATTTGCTAAATTTGTTAATTTACCAGAATTAATGCAGGCATTTGGAGAGGTTAATGACTTTGTATCAAATGACGATTTAATAAGAGATAAAATAATAAAACTTCCACCGATTAAAGGTGGAAAAGCACAATTGATACAAATAGAACCCGATGAAACACAAAAAAGTGCGGTTAAATGGCTTAAATATAGATTAGATCATTTGACAAAGCCAATGAAGGGTGCAGATAATGCATTAAGTATTGTTAATGATGGCAGGTTAATTGCTATTGATCCGAGATCGAGATTTAAGGGAATAAAGCATCCGCCAGAGGGAAAGGTCGCAAAGGCTACAAAGGAAATATATAGAATATGGGAAGAAACCAAAGACAAAAGATATACTCAATTAGTTTTCTCCGATTTGGCAACTCCAAGCAAAACGAAATATTCTGTTTATAACGATATTCGTAAAGCATTAATAAGCATGGGTGTTCCGAAAGATGAAATTGCTTTTATGCACGACTATCCAGGAGCAATACAAAAAGAACGATTGTTCAGCGATATGCGGTCTGGAAATAAGCGTATTCTCTTTGGTTCGACTAAAAAGATGGGCATGGGAACAAATGTTCAAAAAAATCTTTATGCAGTTCACCACATAGATGCACCCTGGCGTCCAGCCGATGTAGAGCAAAGAGATGGGCGTATTTATCGGCAAGGTAACTTGTGTCCTGAAATAGAAATCATTCGCTATGTCACAAAAGGTACATTTGATGCTTATATGTGGCAGACGTTAGAAGTCAAACAAGGGTTCATTGAACAATTGTTAAAGGGTAGTGCTGAAATTAGAGAAATGGAAGATGTAAATCTAAAAGATGCATTATTCGATCCTGCTCAGGCAAAAGCATTAGCAGCAGCCAATCCGTATATGTTCGAGAAAGTCAAGACAGATGTTGAGATTAAGAAATTAGGTGCTTTAAAGAAAGCAATGAAAGATGAGGAATATAGAAGAAATAAGAAATTAACGGATGAAAAAAGATTTGTTGAGAGAAGCCAAAATAGAATTAAAGAGTTGGATGAATGGATAAAACAAGCAGTTGACACAACTGGCGATAAGTTTAAAATAAAATTAGGAAACAAATATTTTGCAGATAGAAATGAAGCTGCTAATGAATTGGATAAAAAACTTGAAGATATTTCCAGAGGGACAGAGATAAAAGCGATAGGATATTTTAAAATTGGAGAACTTGCTGGTTTTCCATTATATGCTAAATTTTTCAATACAAAAGTCCACAAGAAGACTAACAAATGGTATGCGGTTACTTTGCGATTCGGGGAGATTGCGCAATCAGTTGAAGTTGGAACTTTTGCTAAAGAACAAATAGTAAAAGATAATCCATTTGACATTTTGGAATTTAATTATAAATCTGAGGCATCTTTAAGTTATGTGATCGGAGGAGGTTTAGAAGTAAGAGATGATGTAACATGGAACAATGCTCGTGAAGCTATTCTATCGTTGGAACATATTTCCAGATCATTGCCAAGAAGAAAAGAGTACGTAGAAAAACAAATAGAACAATCAGAGAAATCAATTAAATCTCTAAGTCAAGCACCGGAAGGTTTTAAACAGGAAGAAAAATTAAAACAATTAAAAGAGAGATCGCTTGAATTAGAAATGTTAATTCGACAATCGGGTGCGCAACAAGGAGAGGAAGAATTTCCAGATTTCAGTGACATTATTTCCAAATATACAGGTAGAATTACATCGAATATTATAGAATATATCGGAAAATTAGCGAATGAAAAAGGTGGCATTTCTCAAGCATTAGAGGACAGAATCAGGCAAGTAGAGGAGGAACAGGAAGAAGAAGAGATAGAGGAACAAAAGAAGCGAGGCAAAATTGCAGGAAAAGAACCAACCATCAGTTCATTAGCAGAATGGAATGCTCAGGCTATTGTTATGTTAGATAAAGCTGTACCAGGAATAGACGTTTATTATGATATTCCGAAAACAGAATTTAACAAAGCATTAGCTCAAATTGGAGCAGAGGGTGAGCCGTTAGGGTTTTTCTCACCAAAGAACAATGCAATTTTCATAAATCCAACAAAGGCAAATAAGGATACCATTTTCCATGAATATGCTCATATAGTAGTGGGTTGGATTAAGAAAAGCGATCCTGCTTTGTATCAAGAAGGTATTGGATTGTTAAAAGATTCTCCATACAAAACAACTGAAGAAGGATTAGTTCAAGCTATCGGGGAGAAAGGAGCGCAAATACAAGATGGATATAAAAAGAATCGGTTTGTTGCATGGATAAAAAAGATATGGATAAAAACAAAAATACGATTTAAGAGATTGTTCAATATTGATTTGACACTAAATGAATTTACTGAAATGATCTCTTATGCAATGCGTGGTGGTAAGCCAATCGTGCCCAAAAATGTTAGTAAAAGATTAGTAAAGCCACAATATCAATATGCAGGTGAAAGAGCAAGGACAGCGAATTTAGGCAATCTTGAATTAGCAAAACAACTTGAATCACAGGGACAAAACACGAGAACAACGACAGGATGGTTTAAGGGTCCCGATAAAAAGTGGAGATTTGTGATTGATGATAGTGAGATGTCAATACGTAAGGTATCTGAATATCAAGCATTTCCATCTGTTTGGGACGAGAATATAAGAGATTATAAACAAGAATTTAGAGGAAGATTGGCTGACGCTGTTAAACATGATGCATTATTTGAAGCATATCCAGATTTAGCAGATATAAGGGTTTCGCTGTATATCAATGAAAATGTTAGCGTGGCTGGAATGTTAAAAACGAAAGGACTTGATTTAGCAAATGCGGAAATAATACTACAAGCTCCCGATGTTAATTCATTGAGAGAAAATTTAGCACATGAAACCCAGCACTGGATTCAATTCTATGAAGGCTTTGCTCGTGGCGGGGAGATGGATAGAGATAGCAAGGCAGTCATTAGACAGAACATGGCTACTTTACAGCGATATTCTAATGAGATTGCTATTTCCCAACAGTTGATAGATCAAAATCCGTTCTCTTGGGACAAAGACAGACTTAACAAGGTAAGATCGAAGATTAAAGAATTAAAATCTCAATACGATGAACTTTATAAAGTAACGAAAGAATTAAAGGATTTTGCTTATGAACAATACAAAAGATTAGCAGGTGAATTTGAAGCGAGAGATGTTTCAAGTAGAATAGACTTACCACCAGATTTGAGTTTTCTGATAGCTCCGTATTCTTCTGAAAAAAGAGATTTCAAGGACTTGATAATACAATATCATGGGAAAAATGCAGCGTTATTAACAGAGGAAATGGAAGACCCGTTTATTACAGAAATGAGGAACAAATACCATTCAGGAGCATTTGAAGATCAGTCTGAATTTTTATCTTTATTGGCAAAGGAAAAGTATCACTTCACTGATGTAGCCAGGGCAAAGAAATATTGGGGTGAAATTATTGCTGATAAGATAGAGCCAGAAGAAAAGACACCTCTTGATTTACCAGTAGAAACATGGTATCAGCATTTACAGCAACTATGGCAGGATAAATATAGACGATCTGGGCAGTTAGTAAAGAGAGCAAGGGAACGTGGTGAATCTTTTGGCGACGAACTTGATTTTAGATTGAGCGAAGAATTGTTTATTGGCAGAGCTTCGGATCAAATCGAAAAATTCCAAAAGAAAATAACAAATGATAAAGATGGTTTTTTGGAAAGGTTAATTGATGCAGGCATTGATTGGCAAGATTTGAGTTTATTCATGTATGCCCGACATGCTCCTGAACGAAACGAGACTATCAAACAGGAGGATATTGAAATTAAAAAAACTCATCCTAATCACGAAGTAAATGAAGCAGGTTCAGGAATGAGTGACAAAGATGCTCGTGATACGATGCTTGAGTTTGAAGAAACAGGGAAAGTCTCAGAATATACTCGTTTTGCTGATGAATACTATGAGACAGTAACGAAACCAGCATTAAAGCTTCAATATGAAGCAGGATTGATAAAAGAAGAAGAATATGAGCAATATCTAAGTCAATGGAAATACTACGTTCCACTCAAAGGAATAAATAGGGCAAAACAATTTAGAATGAGAGGAAAAGGCTATTCTGTTGAATATAAGGGTATTATAAAAGCCAGGGGACGGCATTCACTTGCTCAAAACAATCCATTCATTCAGGGAATAATGGATCACGAGGATGCCATTATCCGAGCCGAAAAGAACAAAGTCGGTCAAGATTTTCTTAAATTTGTATTAGCTCATAAAGATGCTACAATGCCAGGTAAATTCGGAGATGAACCTTTGTGGCATGTTGAAGGAAGAAAGAAACTTCCAACTTATAATAAGTTTGGAGAAATAGAATATTTCAGAAATGCAAAACAACAGTTAGCAGACGAGGAATTTGCTGTTTGGGTTGATGGCAAACAGAAAGTGATTACTATTTACGATCAAGCATTGTTAAATGGATTAAAAAATATTGGTATAGAAAGAGGTTTCAAATTTCTAAACAAAGTAAATCATTATCTACGATTAGTAAATACGATGCTCAATCCAGAATTTATTATTTCCAATTTTGAGCGTGATTTACAAACAGCGATTATTAATTTGGAAGCTTTTCAAATAAAGAAGATAAAGCGCAATGTGATGAAAGATATTCCAAAAGCGATGTCAGGTATTTGGAAAGGAATTCGAGATAAAGAAGGTAATGAGTGGACACGGATATTTGACGAGTATAAAGCAGAAGGCGGAAAAACTGGCTGGTTTGATTATAAGACTTTGGATGAAAAAACAGAGGAATTTGAAAATAAGATAGCTAATTACAAAAAATCGGGTGATATTAAAAAAGCACTTGAACTTACAAAGCAATTTGTTTTTGATATTAATGATACAGTTGAAAATGCTGTTAGGTTGTCTGCATATAAAAACGCAAAAGACGCTGGAATGACTAAAAAACAAGCAGCTAATTTAGCTAAAAACCTTACTCTCAATTTTAACAAAAAGGGAGAGATGGGTGGATTTATGAATAGTCTTTATCTATTTGCAAATGCTGGGGTGCAGGGTGGAGCAAGATTATTAGTGGCACTAAAATCAAAACGAGTACAAAGAATTGGTGTTGGTTTGGTATTATGGTCTATATTATGGGATACAATAAACAGACTAATTGGCGGTGATGATTATGAAAAAATAGATGAGTATATTAAAGACACAAATCACATTTTTATAATTCCTGGTACTGACAAACATTTTAGAATAAGACTTCCTTACGGATATAATGTATTTAATGTTGTAGGATTGGCAATCAGTGCTGTTTTACATGGTGAAGACCCCATTCATCAAGGAGGACGAATACTCTCAAATATAGTTGATGCATTTAATCCACTTGGCAGAGCAGGGTCGTTGGGACAATTGATTTCTCCGACAGCTTTTGATTTACCGCTTCAACTGTGGGAAAATAAGAATTTCTTTGGTGGTCCCATTAGAAAGGAGCAACCAGCGTATGCACCAAAGATACCAGAGTCAGAGCGATATTTTAGTACAGTTAGTCCATACACTCAACAATTGACAACTTGGCTCAATGATGTTACTGGTGGATCATCACGAAAAAGAGGATGGTTAGATATTAATCCAGAGAATATAGATCATGTATTAGATTTCGCAGGAGGTGGTACAGGCAGATTTCTGATTCGATCTATAAATGTTCCCTGGACATTAATCTCAGAGGGCAACTTTCCGCATCCTGAAAAGATTCCATTTGTTAGACAGGTATATGGTGAACGTTCTGAATGGATGGATTTCAAAAAAGTGAATGAGTATATCAAAGAAGCTGGACGTACTCGCTTCTCACGTAAACAAGTTACTGATTTTATGACTTCTTTAAATACGCTATACGAGGAAAAGAAGATCACAAAAGAAAATTACAAACGGAAAAAAGCTGTTTTTTTTAACGCACAGCATAAGCTAAAAAGACGTACAGTAAAGAAATAGCTTGACTTTTAATAAAAAATAGTTATCTTATATTATAAGGCAAATCGTTTTTAACCATTAAATGGAAATAGAATCGAAGCCACTAAAACATAGCACTATGCTATGCATTAGTGGCTTTTTTTTTGTTTGTGGAGATTATTATGAAAAAAATATTAATTCTGCTGTTACTGATAAGCACTCCGCTTTTCGCTCAAAATAGAGCATTAAGAATTGATTCACTTGAGGTGAACGACAAGAATGTTACTGGATTCTTTAATGATCTGATGTCAACGGATTTAATGAGGATTCATGTGGATAGTCTTATCATGTTCACAGCCAGTGATTCAACAGATAGCGTATGGATAGCAGATAATGGCACTTATGTTCTTGTAACGTCTGATAATCCAGTTAAATTCAGTTCGGATATAATTATTTCAGACTATCTTCGTGTGAAAACCTACTATGATGATGACATAGATGACAATGATACGTATAATCTACCTGACGGTGCTTTTGGTCATGGTATAGTTTTTATATCAAACGACACAAATGAAGAAGGTGGAACATTTGGTTTTTTCGATGACAATCCATGTCTCATTTCAGTGTCAGCGAACTGCCAGGAAGCAGATGCAGACAGTAAATTAGTAATTATGGATGGTGGTGATACTGTTACAATTAAAAATACACTTGGAGATAATTATAAATTAACATTAATAATCTGGTATTATATACCGTGAGGTTAATATGAAAAAATTACTTATATTATTATTCTTAACTCCGACACTTTTGTTTGCTCAATTACGAAGTGACGGATTAAGAAAAAAAACCAATACAACATCTCACATCTCAATAGCCGATACGCTTGAAGCAACTAAAGCGAAAATAGATACATTGGAAGGATTAAGTACAGATTCTGTTTTTACCAAAGCAGACATGGTTTTTCTGCAAGACATTTTATTCAAAGCATCCAGTTCAAATGTGAGTCATTGGGTTGATTCAGGCGGGGATACCGTACTAACTTTTGACCCAAATGGAGCTTCTGGTCCCGTGCTAATCTTTGCAGATGGAACGGCTGCGGACACAGTGCAATTATATCACGATGGAACTAATTTTAACATTGTTCCTGATGCAGGAACTGGCAAAATTGATATAGATGGAAAATTAGAAACGAATCTTTCTGTGACAATTGATTCATCACGCAATGAAGGGACTTTTAGGCAAAAGGATGATGCAACATTCGGAGCTACTGCAACTGATGTTGTTATTAGTTCGGCTGGTAATGTAACGCTTAATTCAACGGTTGCAGATCAGGAACACCCAACTTTTGTAATGAAGTCAGACTTTGACACAGATGCAAGTGCGACTACAGGATACACACTAACATGGGATCGTACAGGCAATGCTACACCTACTTCTGGCTACTGGACTTGTACAAGTTCTGGTGGACTTGGAGTCCAGATGCCTAATATGAGTATAGGTTCTGCACCCATTTCTGGTGTTTCACTGAATATAAATGGAGCACATATTAGAGTTGATCAAGCGACAAATTATACATTAGCCTTTGGAAACTCTTCTCAACAAAATAATAGTGGGCTATACTCTAACGCTTTTGGCTATTTTTCTCAATATATTAACAGTGGATCAAAATCTAATGCTTTTGGAAACTATTCTCAACAAAATAACAGTGGAGCAAAATCTAATGCTTTTGGCTATTTTTCTCAACAAAATAACAATGAAGCAGAATGTAGTGCTTTTGGAAACTATTCTCAACAAAATAACAATGAAGCAGAATGTAGTGCTTTTGGAAACTATTCTCAACAAAACAATGATGGAGCAAAATCTAATGCTTTTGGATGTTATTCTCAATATATTAATAGTGGATCAAACTCTAACGCTTTTGGCTATTTTTCTCAATATATTAACAGTGGGGCAAACTCTAATGCTTTTGGAAGCTACTCTCAAAAATATAACAATGGAGCAAGCTCTAATGCTTTTGGAAACTATTCTCAACAATATAATGATGGCGATAATAATTCTTCTTTCGGCAACAAGTCTTTCAATACGTTTACGGAAGACGGTGGGAATGCCAAAACGTTTGCTAGTACAGATGTGATAGTAGATGGAGACTCAATTGTAATATCTTCTCACGGTTTTGGTAGTGCTGATACTTATGTAAATTTGAAGTGGACAGCTACTACAGGAGTATTACCGACAGGAATCAGTCTTGATCAAATAGATCAATTTTATATCGCTCATGCAGATACAATCGTTTTACAAACAGACGATATGACTACTCAGGGGAGTGGAAATCACACACTTACACCACAAACTGTTTATACAAACAGTACGGCATTAGGATATGATGCAGAACCAGATGCAAGCAACCAGGTTATGCTTGGTGATGGGAATGTAACACAAGTAAAATCAACTGGTAGTTTATATATTTCTGGTAGTAATGACAATTATATTAACGGAACAATGTCTATTGGTTCTTGGGGTTACACTGGTGAGCACATCGTAATACCAGAAGCATCTAGCAATACAAATGCAGGACTTGGTTTATATGGAATGGTCAACTACGCAGCCTCGGCTGGTAAAACTATTGCTGGTACATATTCAAGAGCTTTGTGTATGACCGAGAATCAGACGAACCAGGCAACTATCGTAGGTACTGAATCTCAGTTTAGACTACGAGATGTTAATATAGCAGATGGAGTTCACGCTGGCTTATGGGCGTATGCAGAACAAAGTGGGACATCAGTTTTAAGTGGTAATGGAACATTCGATGCTATAAATGCAACAGTTGAGTCGGAGTCTGGTTTCTCAGTCGGTGCGACAGAACAGGTTACTGGACTGACCCTTGATAGCTCAATCAATGGTAGCGCAACAATTAATGCCAGTGCTAATTTCACTGGGTTGTATATAAAGTCCAACGGCAAGGACTGGTTCAATGGAATATGGACAACTGGCTGTGCTAATGATTGGAAGTTAAGAAATGGAGCTACAATAGATAATACTGATGCAAATACATTGACTATTACAGAACAAGATATTGATTTTGTAGGTAATTTATCGGCAACTACATATTCTATTGATGCAAACGAAGCGGTAATTTTGCCAGCGCCAGGAACTCTTACTGATGGTCAGTATGCAGGTGCAAGAATAATTACTTTAACTGCTGGTTATGGAACAACTGCAATCGGAGATTTGGTTTATCTCAACAATGATGATTCTAAGTTTGAAAAGACTGATGGCAATGCAGCAGCAACAGCAGCCGATGTTTTGGTAGGAGTGGTATTAGAGGCTGTTGCTGAAAATGCTTCATGTAAAATAATGCTTGAGGGAACGATTACAGTTGATGCCTGGGATTGGGCAACTGTTGGAGCTTCGTTATTTATCAGTGGCACAGCAGGGGGATTCACTCAAACACGCTTAGCTGTAACGAATGATATTGTTAGAATTGTGGGATATGCTCTGGATGATGATACGATTTACTTTTGTCCAGATAATGCTTATGCAACGGTGGAGTAAATTATGAAAAAGGTAATAATTATATTAATGCTTTGGTGTACAGTTGCCAATGCTGTAACTGGTACTTGTACGCTTACCTATTGGATTAGAAATAGTGAAGCAACTTACGCTGCCACCAGGGATGATGCAAGCGGAAGTAATGATTCCAGTGCTGGACCTCAAGTTGGGCAAGCAACTGGATTTAACGTGCATAGAGGGTATCTTCATTTTGATATTCCAGCTTTAGAAAATTGTACGAGTTGTTATTTATATATGTATGGGAAAAGTGACAATACAACAACTGACTTTCAAATTATGGCGTATGCTGGTGAATGGGCTGGAAATCCTTCAAGTGCAGAATGGGATGAGTTTGATGGATGGACTTCTGGGTCTCCACATACTGGAACAACTTTTATTGATGTTGGAGAATGGTCAACGAGTGAATTAATAATAGATGGTTGGAATGTTATAGAATTAAATGCATCAGGACGTGCTGCTGTTTTGGCTGCTGCCGAGGGTGAGCTTAAGATTGCATTAATATCAAAAGAAGATACTGATAGGAGTGAACCTACTGATGATGAATATTGTCAGTTTGAGGGTTTTAGCTCGGATTATCCTCCTTATCTAAGAATCAATGATCCGATAGGTACTGGATATACAGGAACAGCGTGTGGATTAGATAATCCTGCGAATGTTTGTGGGGTTGCAAAAGCTGATTTAGCTAATTTTATAGGTGTGGAATAATAACTCTACTGAAATATTGCATAGTGGATTTTCAACAGGACAAGCGAATGAAAAATTATTTTAAAGATGCCTGGAATTGGATACATTTTTTGGGAAGTTGTGTATTGACAATTGCACTATCAAAGCTAACACAACCTTTGTACGCTGGATTCATCGCTTGGGGACTGGGTTTCTTGTGGGAGTTGTTGGATAAAGCTAATAAAGACTTTGACTGGAGCATCTGGTTTTTTGATCCTGCAGGATTTGATCTCCGAGACTGGCTTACGGATCTAATTGGTATTTTGTTAGGCTTATTTCTTATATATTGGAGGGTATGATGAAGTTCCTTAGGATATTATTACTTATATTATTCCCTATTTGTTTAAACGCTCAAGACTTAATATTTACATGGATAGGGAATGATACTTCTATTGTTGCGAAAGCTAACTATAATTTTTACAAGCTTCTCAATGATAATATCAATGCTTACGACAAATGGGATAAGGAAGATGCTATAACTATTCCAGTTGAATTTCAACTAACTCATGGAAATAACTACTATCTATACGGAAATTATATAGTTGGTTATACCTATAATGAAAAGAAAGATAAAGTGGGGATTATATTATGGTAGAAAGCATACCAGGTTTTGCAGGAATAGTAGCTATATTGGTGGTTAACGTAGGTCATTTATTGAAAAGTATAAGTGATAATAAGGTCGTAAAGTCAGAAATTAAGAACCTAACTGAACAAATTAGACGTCAAAATGGTTCAATAAATGAGAACACTCATCGTATAGAAGACCATATAAAAACTTGTCATTTAAATAAATGGAGAAATGAAGAATGAAAACTTCAGTATTCAAATGCAAAATTGATATACTTCTTGCAGAAAATTTGCAAACTTTATTCAACAAACAAACAGAAGAACAGAAATTAGAATTTGTTCGCAATGCGCTTAATAGTGCAATTGACAAAGAATATCCAAACGACCCAATTGATATCATAGTTGAGGCAGAATAATGAAAAAGATAAAATTGGAAATTGAAGTGACTGAACAGATCGAAGACAAAATTCAGTCGGGAATAAGCATTGCCTATTTGAGAGAACTGTTGAAAAATGATGTGATGCTGGGACATAGAACCAAAATAGAAGTTATCAAATGATAATCTTATTATTTATTGCAATTCTTGACTATCTTGCAATCGCAAGCGATGCAATCTCAGATTCAGGAATTAACCGTAAAGTGAATGTATCAAGACGTGACTGGCATTTTTTTAAGTGGTTACGATACTACATTCCACAAGTAGTAATATTTTATCTTTTGTATCGTTGTGGATTAATTCAATTAAGTGAATACTGGTTGATCGGAATTTTTAGTTACATAGGTTTTGGATGGATAATTTGGAAGCTTTTTTATAAGTCAAATATATTAGAAACTCAGTATGACGATTACGATGATTCATTTGGGAGATAACAGTGAAAAAATACTTAATAAGAATTATTCTTTTATCTATGTTGTGTTTGGTTTTGTGTAGTTCTGATATAAATATCATAGCTACATGGACTAAATATGATATTGCTAATAATTCTGATGTTGAAAGATTGTCATTATGGGAGGTCGATCCCGATACTAACTGGGTGCGAACTATTAATGATTGGATTAGTCCATTTGATACAAGCTACTCTTTTATAGTACCCGATGCTGATGCGTATGGTACCAAATATTATGTTTTGATAGCGGTAGATTCAGCAGAAAACAGAAGCGATCCAAGCAATGTTGCTTCAATAACATTCAAACTTGGATCGGTTAAAAATCTAAAAATACAAATTAAATGAGGTGGAAAAATGTTAGTCGTAAACATTCTTGGAGCAATAGTTAAATTTGCACTTCCCTGGGAATCTATTCTTAGTTTCTTGCTTGAAATGATAGCAAACATTATCAAGGGTGAGATTGGTAAAACTAAATTCACCAAAGTTGGTAAATATGCAACTATGGGTGGATATGTACTTGCTGATGGACTTGGAGACCATCTTGTTTCTCATACGAAAACAAAGACAGATGATAAATTCATTGAGGAGTTCAAAGGTCTCTGTGAAGAAGCAGCAAGCAAGCATAACTTTAAATTACCAAAAGTGGAAGAACTGTAACTCTATCCCTTATTCATTACTTTCCTCTCAGAAGCCCGATCATCTTGGTCGGGTTTTCTTTATTTGGCGGGTTAGTACTATGTTATATTTTTCCACCCATCCCTATAATAATTTGGGAATGGTGAGAGTAGGCGTTGCTTGGACGCTTCGTTTTTTGGTGCACCCTGGAACCCTTACCAGTCGATTTTAATCAACGCTGGATTGCAGTCCAGTCTCTCTCACCACCCCCAAAATATAACAATGCAAATTAACTTGACGACACCTGCGACAATGTGTACCAACGCACTTAATTCCTGTACTTTTTATCGTGTATTTCACGGCGCATATTTCATTGTCGCAAGTTATTTGCGGTACGTTATAATCTTGCTCACCCATTACTCTTTACGGTATATACAACATACACGGGGTCGATGCCATACTCGTGTTAATATTACAATCCTACGTTCAAATTTGCATCCATCGGGTCTTGGTGTCATTACCCAATGGTATATTACAACCCATCCACCCACTTTACAAATACGTACCGCCTCTTTAACATATTCTTTATATCTTGGTTTTGGTGTTCCGTATAATTCATAACTTTGTTGTTTATCATACGGTGGGTCCAAAATCACAAGATCATAACTATTATCATCAATCCAGTTTAAATCATGTGCATCCCCAACCCAGGTCGGGTTTGTTCCCCCCACCAAATCAACTCTATCGCCTATTTCCGCCGCCCCACCAAACGGATGTATTACTTTCTCAGGTTCATCTAAAAGTCGATATAATTTCTTTTCAAAATGTAATGGAAACCCACCCCTATATTTATTCTTTCGTGGTCTTGGTAAAACCCATGTTTCAGTCGGTATCATATTACCCCTTCGCAAAATTATAAACAACCGTTATCTTCTAAGAAACTCATACAATTTACCAGCAGTGGAAATGTCAATATGACTACCATCTGCATTTGTAGCACAACCTGGTTTGTATTTTTTTCCAAAGTCTAATTCATAGATAAAGTATTCTATCCAGTCTCCATTGTCATTCAATTGAGTTTTTAGTATCTCAAGAATTTGGTCAACAAGAAAACTGTTGTTATAAAGCAAATTACCATCAAATGTATCTGGAAATGCTTTATGCATTGACTCTACGAAATTATTATCATGTTCCAGTTGTTTCTTCAGTGCATTGATTGAAGAAACGAAAAGTTCTTTAGTCATTTTTTTCTCCACTTTGTCCACCAAATTATGAATAAAATAACTCCAATTGTGTAGCAAATTAGTTCCATATTTGCCATTTTAAGCGTTTCTAAGCGTTTAATTATTTGTAACATTTTTTTATAATTTCAATATTAATAATAAATCTAATTACCAGTTAATGGTTTTGTATAACCAATTTTTTTGAATCAATAAAAACAGTAACTTATGCACTGCTGTAATCTGTGTTTTAGCGTGCTTATTATCCCTCTATTTAACAATTATTTACACTCTTTTAGGTTTCACCATATTCCTCAATTGCTTTCCCAAGTCGTTGCAAATCCACATTTAGTGGTTTGCTGTCGAGAATGTCCTGGTATCCGTTTTCTCTAAGCCAAATCTCAAATGCTTCGTATGGTTCTATTGGTTCTTTTTCTTTGTTATCTCTATAAAAAATTACCAATCTTTCAATGTGGTCAAGAATATTTTTTTCTCCATGTTCAGCGTCTCTAATTCGATTCCAATTTGGAGTATTCTATTTCATCAATTATCGAATATCCTGCACTATTTAAATCAGTTTCAAAATCGTCTATTTCCTCACCAAGTAGAGTGAGACCCATATCTGAGAATATATCAAATAGTATCTGTTTTAATTTTGGAGTCATTTCTATTGTCCTTTGATTCTGGATTATCATAAACATTGCCAATTATTTCACTTGTATTTGAAACAAAATACAACCATTCCCACTTCTGATTCTTAGCGTAAAATCCATATCCACCAAAATTATATTCAACACAATAAATATTACCCATGTGCCTAAATAAATCTTTATGACAATATTCTTTTTTATTCTTGTCGTGTAAGTCTGTAAATTGACCGATTGTTTCGGGAATTACTTCATATTCATCATAGCTATCTTTGCAGATTATAAAAGCTTTGTCAGGTTCAAGTTCACCACGATAATAATATCCATATATCCATCTATCGCTTTCTACGTCTTTTCCTCGAAACTCCATTTTTCTATTCATTTGTTTTCTCCTCATGTAAAAATTCAGTTATCAGTTCTTCGATAACAGCAGCCATGGAAGTTCTTCCTTGCTCGTTTAAATATTCAGCGATGATTTCAAGTTGTTTCAGCGTTGGTTCATTCTTTTCTACACAATATTTTTCAATTAACTTTATTGTTTCAAAAATTTGCTCTTTGATCATATTTGAGAAGCTTTCTTTATTACCATAATGACTATGTAATGCTATCACAGTTGTAAAAAAATTTTCTAATATTTCTTTTCTACTCAATTGTACTTTCATCCTTTCTCCTACTGGCTCTGGTTGTTTATACTCTATCATTTTTCACCATTTTTTTATTTAATATTTCTCTTATTTTATGGAACTCATTTCTTTCAGTGAGTTGCTGTTTTTTGTTTTTTTGTTCAAGCTGTATTCGTTCAGCGTTTCGCTGTCTGATCATTCTTTCATTTTCTCTTAATTGTTCCTCAGTGACCTGAACAGAAGCAAGAATTCTTTCGTACCTGGTACGACCTTTTTCTTTTTTGCTTTGTTCAAGTCGATCCACGTGAGCCTGTTTAAAATCAGCTATCAGTGGAAATGATCGATACTGGTCAAAGTGTTTCTTGCCAATATCAATTATTTCATCAATAGTCAGATATTTCAGAGCATCATAGAATTCGTTGACAAGTATCGTATTGATCTCTTTTTCTTTGTAGCTCTTGCTTGACCAAATGAGCATCTCTTTATGAAGTTTTTGTTTGTCTTGTTCAGTCATTGTTTTATCATTTTTGAGATATTTGGCTGTCTAAACCTATGTTAGTTTGACCTAAGTTTTTTTCTGGTTTTTTTTGCGTTTTTTAAGGCTTGTTCTTTATCATCAAACACACAACCACTAACACATTGTAATTTCTTGTTTATTGTCCATGCAATATATTTAGTAGTTTCTCTTTTTAAGTTTGGCACAACTATACAGGTCGGCAAACTAACAACCGCATCAAGCTGATGCTCTTCCAATGCTTTCCAATAGCCCTTCAGCTCATCAAGCTTCCAGGCATATTGACATTTCGTGCAATGCCATAGTTTTGTCCCTGCTGAATCTTCTATTATTTCTCTTTTACATTTCGGGCATTTCATTAAATTATCTCCTTTTAATCGCACAGCTTATGCACGAACCGTTATATTTTTCCACCCATTTTTTCTTGTAATTTATCTAAAATAGCCAATACAAATTTATCAAAAGTTCCAAATGTGCGTCCAATATAAATCCCAACCCATAAATAACCAATTACACATGTAACGCTAATAATTATTTCTATAATCATTTTCATTTTAATACTCCAATATTTTCCCCAAAAATATAACAACGCAAATTAAGCTGACTGGATTAAGGGAGATGAATAACCTACCTCCATCCCACTTTGTAGGCTACGGTGTTCTGTGGGACTTTGTCCGCATAATCCAGCAGCTTATTTGCGGTGCGTTATGCTTCAATGTGTTTTAAATCAGCTTTTAGATTTCTAATAATTCTATCTTTTTCATTAAGCACCAATCTTACCAGTTCAGCAGGTGGTGTTCCGAGTGGCCCGTGTTTTTCAATGGCAGATTCAGACAAATCAAGCTCGTTAACCACATTTTCAAGCATATTTTCTAATTGTTTTTTAGACCAACAACTCATTTTTTCTCCAATCTCTTTTTTTGCATAACATGTTAATTAAGCTGACTGGCAGCCCGCAGGCACGCGCTTATTAGGTCGCCTGCATCGGCTGACCTTGAAGACGCTTAACCGATACCGCCAGCCAGCAGCTTATTTAAGCATTATGCATACAACTGATCTATATTATCCAAGTCTCTTTCGAGCTTGGTTTGTTTTTTCTGTGATTTCTGATTCAGATAAGATTCAAATTTGTTACCAAATAGCGTTTCTGGACGTAGAAACTTTTCATATTCAGTGTTAGACCAATCAGCTACTTTCTTGTCGATAACTTCTTTGCAATCTTCAACAGTGAACTTTTCATTGAATCTTGCAACTAAGTGTTTCTTGACATTATTTGAATTATGTCTGAATTTTGAGTTAGTTTTTTCATTAAGATAATTGATAATTTCTTTTCGTTCAGCATTATAGTTTTGTTCCATTGCTAAAGCTTTCAATGCTTTTAATGAATTAATTTTCATAAATTCTAAAGTTTCATCAGGAATTGTGTTGTTGTTTTCTCGTAAAAATAAATACGCATCCATTATTGACTCTTTTGTTGGCATTTTCCATATTCCTTAATAAAAAAAGCCTATTTGGATCGAGACTTGTGGGTGTGCTTGAAGGGTAATGTCACATAACCCTGCCCTCAAGCCCCGATCAAAACAGGCTTTCATGTGACATTTTTATTTATTTTTTCTCAAGCACAAAATAAAGATAGTAATAATAACTGAAAATTGCAAGTACTTTTTTATTTTTCTTCTAATAGATCATAATAGTCGCAAATGATTTGATTTTGTCTTTCTTGCTCTGACATTTTTGGTCTTTTATTCCACCGTGATATTAATTCACCACTACCACAACAAGTTAAAATAGCTGCACCACAAGTATAGCAATGTATAATATCTTTCATTATACGATCACCCACTGTGACTTCCTCAATTAAACCAATATCTGCACTTCCACAGAATGGACATGGTTTATACATTGCTTCTCCTTTCATAAACAAGATCATTGAGTTGGTTATCGAGCTTATACAGAATAAACTCAATGTCCTCATTGTTTTGTTTTCTGCATATATCGCTTATTTCGTCAATTGCTTTCACGACTGCTTTTATTTTTTTTTCATAACCAAAATAGTCTGATAGCTGTTCTCTCCATTGCGCTTGTAAAAAGTGAGTTGGAAAAATAGCTTCGTTGTACTTGCTGTAATCTTGTTTCTTTTCTTTTCCAGGATCGTATGGAGTTCCAGTTAGATCACAAAGATATTTTATTGCTTCCTGGAATGAGCAGTTGTTAACAAGTTGTACCAATTTTAGTTTATCGCCAGACTCTAAACAACTAAAGCATCTGAATGTGTTATTATTCCAACTAAATGAATTTGGATTTTCACCTAAATGTATTGGACATTTTGATCTTTTTTTGTTTGTATTAAAACTTGTTATGTTGAAATGAAGCAATAATTGTTCAAATGATATTGCACTTTTCAATCTTGCTAATTTATGTTTTTCCATTATTACCTTGTATAATATAAATTTATTTTACATTCTTTCATTTCTATTCCTCAATTTCAATTGCTTTCCATTCTGAAAATGGTTTTATTTTTATTTCAGTATTACAAAATATTTCCAGTTTTTGATCTGGTGTTACTCTTAGTTCTATTTGAACAGCATCTCTTTTGAATTCAAATGGTTCTTTATCAAGCCAAACTGTGAATGTTTCACCAGGTTTGCAAGTTACTTCATGCATTTCAAACTCAACGTGTTTTGTGAATTTCATTTCTATTCTCCTGTTTGTGAATCATTTAACCACTCCTCTAATTTTTTAATAACTTGCCGAGCTTCATCTTTTGTCAATGCGATCGACTGCCACTGAAAGCCATTTTGTGTAATTGATAGACACATTTCTTCGCCTTTTGGATATAATGATCCGCCATGAGTATCTTCTATTTTTACAGCAAAATTTCTTAGTCTGTATTGTATTAATTCATTAAGATCAACGTCCATTTCTATTCTCCTCAACTATGTTTGTAGTTAGTAATTGTAATCATTACAAACTTGATAATGAAAAACTACTTTGAAATTTTAAACTCTTTACAATATATACTAATAATGTAGTAAAAATGCTATTATTCATGTTTGTACCAGAAAAATTTTAATTCTCTTTTCTTTTCTTTCCTTTTCTTTCACAACATTAATTCAAATAATGTCGACATTAATTGAATTGTTGTCTACATTAATAAAATTAATGTTATCATTTATTGAATTATTGTTTACAAGAAAAAATTCTCTAATTATTGGTATCTCTTTTCTGCGTTCTGTGATTCGCAAATATCTTCTCTGAATACTTTCAGAAGTTAGTATACTATAATTGTCATATAGTTCTTTGTGAAACAGACCTTCTTGCAAACATACATTTGCAATGGTGACTAATTTGTCAAGTTCAATATTAATTTTATTGGATAATAATTTCTGTCGTTTTTGATCGAACTTGATATAATAACCTTTGTCTTGATATATTTTCTCAAGTAGTTTATTGTAAATTGCATAACCTTCGAGACCTGTTTCAGCTTCTAAATATTCTATTCTTGGATCGCTTGACATATTAGTATCGTGTGAAAAGTAAATCAATCCAATTTTATGAGGTGCTCCTGGCTGTGACATTGTTATTATCCTTCTTTGCTTTCCATTCATCTAAATCAGATTGTTTAACTTTGTATTGATTGCCAAACTTAGTACTTGGGATAGCAAAGTTTCTGATTAATATAATAAGCTCAGAATAGTGCATATCCAAATATTCTGCTGCTTCTTTGACAGTCATTTCTGTATTCATATTAATTCTTCCTTATAGTATAAAATTTTTGTCTTGTACAAAGCAATATACAGAATTTTATATAAATTGTCAAGAAAAAAGTGCAATAAACTGAAAAAAAATGAATTTTCTAAAAAAGTGAGCTAAGTTCAATATTTAACTATGCAAAAACATGCATAGAAAATTAATATTTGGAGTGTTTTTGTAAGTGCTAATAAATATAATGTATTATGGTGAACTAAAAAAAGTAAAATATCTGTTGACATTTAATAATAAAATTATTATCTTGTTTCAGCATTAAAAATAAAACAAAGGACTAAAGATGAAAACAGTTACCTTAACAGTAAGGCTTAATCAACAAAAACATGCTTTATTCAAAGCAATTTGCTCATTGCAACATAAGAATTTGCAAGATGCTTATGAGAGTCTTATAGATAATTTTCTTGAGCAGAATAATCACTGGTTACCTGAAAAGAAGGAGATTGAAAAGTGAAAATAGAAATAAAAAATAGATTCACAGGAAATATTTTATTTTCTGTTAAAACAAAGAATATTAAATTGGCAGTAGAAGCAGCTATTAAACAAGACGCTGATTTGCACGGCGCTGATTTGCAAGGCGCTTATTTGCAAGACGCTTATTTGCGAGGCGCTAATTTGCAAGGCGCTGATTTGCGAGGCGCTGATTTGCACGGCGCTTATTTGCGAGGCGCTGATTTGCAAGACGCTGATTTGCAAGGCGCTGATTTGCACGGCGCTTATTTGCGAGGCGCTAATTTGCAAGGCGCTGATTTGCGAGGCGCTAATTTGCGAGGCGCTGATTTGCGAGGCGCTGATTTGCACGGCGCTGATTTGCAAGACGCTGATTTGCGAGGCGCTGATTTGCAAGACGCTGATTTGCAAGGCGCTGATTTGCAAGGCGCTTATTTGCGAGGCGCTAATTTGCAAGGCGCTGATTTGCGAGGCGCTAATTTGCGAGGCGCTGATTTGCGAGGCGCTGATTTGCAAGGCGCTGATTTGCAAGGCGCTGATTTGCACGGCGCTTATTTGCGAGGCGCTGATTTGCGAGGCGCTAATTTG